AGATTATAGGTCTAAAAACGGCTCACTAGGATTGTCTAAGACACGCAAAAAAAGAAAAGATGATATAATGTATGTCTAAACCAAACTCTTTTAAAAAAGAACGGTAAATATGAAAAAGAAATCCTCGAAGAAAGTTGTTAAGAAGATTGTAAGAAAGAAAGTTTTGAATAAGGGTGGCAGACCCCCAAAATACGAAACAGTCGAACAATTACAAGTCCTTATTGAAGAATATTTCCGTTCATGTTGGATTCAAAAAATTGATATGTTTGGTAATCCGATCTATTTTAAGGACAAAAATCGTAAAAAAACGAATAAAAAGGTGATGATTCAATTTAAACCTTATACAATCACTGGGCTCGCAGTTGCATTAGATACATCGCGTAAAGTCCTTATTGAATATCAAAATAAGGATAAGTTTAGTAACACTATAAAAAGAGCTAAAGAGATGTGCCAACAATATGCAGAGGAATCATTATTCATTGGGAAGAATCCTACAGGAGCAATTTTCAATCTCAAAAATAATTATGAATGGAAAGATAAAAATGAAACTGATTTAACAACTGATGGTAAAAAGATTGAAGGATTAGTGATTGTTAAAGATGCAAGTCCAACTCAATAAATGGCAGACTCAAGTATGGAACGATCCTCATAGATTCAAAGTAGTTTGTAGCGGAAGAAGATCGGGAAAATCAGTTTTTGCTCAATTAACTATTATTAATTGGGCGAGTAAAAGCGTTGGGGATTATTATATAATCGCTCCAACCTACAGGCAAGCAAAAGAAATTCATTGGAGGAGAATACAAGCATATCTACCTCAAGCTTTGATTGAAAGTAAAAATGAAACAGAGCTTTCAATCGCTCTCAAGAACGGTAGCAGGATCTCTTTAAAAGGGGCTGATAATCCCGATGCGTTAAGAGGAGTTGAGCTTCGAGGGATTATCATTGACGAAATAGCTTCTATTAGAAATTGGGATTGGGTATGGCAAGAAGTTCTAAGACCTACTCTTACAGATTATGAAGCTCCTGCTATCTTTATTTCTACCCCGAAAGGCTTTAATCATTTTTTCAAATTATATGAACAGGGCCAAGCGGGACTTGGGGATTATAAAAGTTGGCAATTCACAAGTTACGATAATCCGTATATTCCTCACCGCGAATTGGAAAAAGCAAAATTAGAATTAACTGAAGATACTTTTGCTCAGGAGTATATGGCAGATTTTAGGAAACATACCGGTCTCGCGCATAAAGATTGGGATAGGCAATTACACTTGCTGGAACCATTTACAGTACCGCAAGAATGGCTTAGGGCTAGGGGATTTGACTACGGTTTGGTCCACTTTACAGCTTCAGTTAAAGTAGCGTTAGATAGGCGGGATGATACCATGTTTGTGGAGGAATGTTATTTAGACAATAAATCAGATGTAAGGGGACACGCAATGGTTATTTTAGCTCAGGATTATGGGCTTGGCTTCGTTCCTTATTGGGGAGATCCTTCAGGCAAGCAATGGGTAGAGGAATTTCAAATGCATGGAATCAATATTCAAAACGCTGATAGAACAGTCGGTCAGGGATTTAAAGGATGGGTGGAATTTTGTGTAGAGAAAGTGAATGAAAGATTAAAGCCTGTTCCCGGACATACAGTTGAACTTCCTAATGGAAAAATAATAGAAAATGCTCCAAGATTATTTGTGATAAATAATGGTAAAAACGACAAGTTTGTTTCTCAGATAGAAATGCTTTCATGGCAACAGACAGTAACAGGGGATGTAGTTCCTGTTCTGGATGAGGGTGGCGATCCTACAGGGGGACATTATGATTTAATGGCCGCGTTGAGATATTTAGTAGTTAGTTATAGAGAGCCTGACCCTCCGATAGATACATCAGATGTAGGCGGAGTCAAACCATTTATGGAAGGTCTTGGATAATACTTGCCAATAAATAAAACTATCCTCTAATCTAAAAGCATGGCCGATGTTATACAGGAAAATTTAGAGTTGATGATGCTTGTTAATAATAAGCAAACGGGATTTAATTACCGGCAGCCCAGGCATGAAGCATGGACAGAAAATTACGAACTGTATAGGGATAAAGTTACAATTAACCGCTTGACACAGCGTCAGTCCGTAAATATCCCCTTAATGAAAACTACCCTTCGTACTCTTTTAAAAGATATTGATGATTTGCCGGTTATTCAATTTGAGAATTTAGATAATGATAAACAAGCCGAGGTATTCCAAAATGAGTATTGGAAATGGACATTGGAACAAAATCATGCGGAGTTGCAAGACATTGTAGATAAAAAGCAGGACTTCTTCTTTGGCAGAACCTTTGACTCATGGCAGGTTGAAGATGGCCGAATAATATTTGACATCGAAGACCCGGAGGATATCTACGTTGACCGGTTTATGAATCCTTACGATATAGATTCTTCAAGATTTCTAATCCATACACATATTTTTAAACCATTAAGCAGTCTTAAAAACAATCCTGATTATGATCAGAAAGAAGTTGCTAAATTAGAAGATTTTTTTGAGTCTCAAATGGGAATTATAAGAGCCAAAGATAATGAAAATTCTCTACAGCAGAAGAATAAGAAGCTGGCGGATATGGGAGTAACTGATACTGAAGATCCGGTGTTAGGTGAGACTTATGTTGAACTTACAATGCATTTTGTTTTCAGAAGCAATGAGAAGATAAATGGTAAAATATTGCCGGAGCAGATATTTGTATATGTTGAGGCTGAGGAACAGACAATCTTAATGAAAAAGCCTCAAGAAGAAATAATTGGTGTAACTAAAGATCATTATTGGAGAAACCACTTTCGATATAACACTTGGGGGGATGATATTGACAAGCAGGACTTTTGGACTGATGGAATAGCGGATATTGTCAGAGTACCCAATAAGGTCCTTAATTCTTGGTTTTCGCAACTTGTAGAAAATAGAACGCTTCGCAACTTCGGTATGCATTACTATGATTCTTCGCTTAAAGCTAATGGCTTTATACCTAGTACATTTAATCCTGTTGCTTGGGGGTGGTATCCTGTCCCGGGAAAGCCGGCGGATGTACTACAGAAAGTAGATATTCCGGATCTCTCGGAATCCTTAGACGAAATGAATTATGTAGTTGAAATGACTGAGAAAGCTACAGGAGCTACCCCGGGACAGCAAGGCGTTAATCCTCCATCAGGCACACCACTTGGGACAACTCAAATAGTTGAAGCTGAGGCAAAGGCAAGAACTCAAGGTATGTCTAAGTTTTATACTGATGCATGGAAACAAAGGGCAACTAAGTTTTTGAAAATGATTGAAGCGGCTGCCGATAGACTTGATGCAGTTAAGATTTACAAGGAAGGCAGAAACTCAACAGATATTTACGAAAGAGAAATATCGCCCAAGGATTGGATGACAAAGACAGGATATAGAGTTAAGGTTTGGAGTCAGGATGAGAAGAAAGCTAATGATACCGAATCGCTTACTCAAGGCATTGCAGTTTTGAATCTTATGCCGGGTAATCCTAAGCTATTGGAGGTTATCCAAAGGAAAGCATTGGAACTTGCGGACTTAACTCCGGATGAAATAACTGCTATAATGCAATTTGAGGAAGAGAAAATTGCAAGTGGCATAGTAGTGCCACCTTTACAATTAGGCGTGCCGGGACAGAAGCCTGCGAATCCAATGACAGTACAATAATATGAGCTTAACCAGCGAAATAGAAGAAAAAATGAGTCTAAAAATAGATAGCTTGAATGCTCTGGAAAAAGAAACATACTTCAAGATGTTAGAGACTGTTCAAAAGGCTCAAATGACCCCTGAGAAGCTAAAGCAATATATTGTTTCAATGCGGGATGCAGTTGCAAAAGAACTAATAAATGAACCTGAATTTAACCGCGTATTTATATTTAAATTTGATAATAGAAAGCAAATACTCCTAAAAGCGCGATTGCAAAACTATATGTTATTGGAAGCATTTTTAAATTCTCCGGAAGAAGCTAAGGAACAGCTTGAGAGTATGATCTCAAATTTAGGCAGAAATAGGAGGTGGTTATAGTGCCTAAAGTTAAAACAAAATCAGGAGTAAAGCATTTTCCATATACAAAAGCAGGATATAAAGCAGCTGCTAAAGCGAAAAAGAAAAAAAAGAAGAAGCTTGACAAAAGATAAATCTATACTCTAATCTATAATTAATGAACAAAGAAGCCCAGGAATACTTAAATAAAATCCTCGCGAAAACACCGGAAGAACTCAATGAACACGAAGTAAGATTTTTGAAAGCAAGAAGTTCTTATCTTAAAAAAGCTCAATTAAAAGAATACGCCAGCGTATTGAAAACCAAACCTTCGGAAACGAAGACGGTAAAAAAACAAAATGCCAAATCATAAACAACCTACAAAAGAAGAGTTAAAAGCAATAGAAGAAGCTGCTATAGCGGAAGCTGAAAAGCTTGTGAAGAATCCTCCAAAAGAGGAAGAAACTCCCAAGACTGAAACACCAGATGATGATGGAACTCAACCAGAATTACCCGTAACTCCGGAGGAAAAAGAGGAAGAAACTCCCGAATCAGAAAAAGAAGATCAAGCCGAACCATCTAAGGAAGTAAAAGAAAGATTAAAAATAGAGGTTGAGGAAAAGAAAAAGAAATTAGCCGCATCAGCCCGCGAGAACCAAAAGATATACGCCAAGAATAGGGTGATTAATAAAGCTCTTACTGACGCGGATGAAATCCCTGAACCGACAGAAGAAGAATTGGTAAGTGAATTTAAGGAATGGGAGTTTATGACCGACACCGAAAAGTTACTTGCCAAAGAAACTTTGGTAAGTAAAAATTGGAGAAAATTAATATCCCAAGCCAAAGATCAAGCTACTAAAATTGAAAAATGGAACGAATCAGTTGAGACTTTTATAGATGATCCTGTAACCTTAAATGATAATCCGGAGTTGGAGGGTAAAACTGAAGAGTTTAAGACTTTCGCTCAAGAAGAGGCTAATAACAGTGTGCCTTTTAAGATATTGGTGTCTGCATTCCTGCATGATCATTCTATAGCAAAGAAATCTAATAAGGGAAGAATGTTTGAAAAAGGATCCGGCGGACCGAATGAGAAGCCGGAACTGAAGAATGGGAAAATAACACTAGAAGAGGGAAGGAAGTTAAGGGAAACAAATTATGATTTGTGGAAAGAAAAACTTAGTGCCGGATTGATAGAATCTGATCTTTGAAGCTATATTACCCTATTGACATGAAATAAAAATTTTATTTATTATTATAAATAGATAACTTCCTAACCTCCTAAAAGAGACGGTAAAAGAAATCTACAACTTTTACTATGTCAGCATACGGAACAAAATTAGCAGAAGGTTTCTCAAGTAAAGTCATGCAGCAAGTGTATGACAAAAATCTTTTGGATTCCATTGTTAATAGAAACTACGAAGGAGAAATTAACGCGATAGGCTCTAAACTTAACGTTCTAGACTTCAGCAAACTTTCAGAAAAAACATACGCAGATGCGGCAATGACTGCCGATTCTCTTTCAGAAAATAACGGCCAGTTGATTATAGATCAATATAAGGCATTCTACTGGAAAGAGAAAACGCTCGCAAAATGGTTGTCTTACATCAAGAATCCACATCCATATATAGTTACCCAAGTTGCTAATGAGAGATCTAAGAATATGGATGATTATGTCCTCGGACTTCATGCAGATGTCGGAGCGGGACATAGAATTGGAACGAGTTATACAACCGGAACAGTTACAGTTGATGTAACCACAGGAGTTGTAACAGGAGATGGAACCACATTCACTTCAGCAATGGTAGGTAAGGGATTTAAAGCAGAGGGACACACAACTTGGTACAGAGTTAAAACTTTTTCAAGCACGACTTCCATGACAATTGAAGATGACTTTGACGATATAACATCAGCTTATACAGGCGGAGCAATCACAGCAGGCGCAACATTCGAAGTAGAAGCGGCAACAGTTCTTGCAATTACAGCAGCGAATATATTAAACAAAGTTGCGACACTTAGACAGAGACTTGATTTAGCAGAGAAAAATGGTTATACAGCAGTCCCTGATGCGGACAGATTTTTAATCGCTCCTCCGGAGTTCTTTACGATATTAACTCAAGGAACGGGAGTAGCTCTTCATGTAGACGAAGCGTATCAAGACTTGGTTGTTAAAGGATACATGGGAGAATTACAATCATTTAAACTCTTTAAGAGCAACAGACTTGATGGAGATAATACGGATGGATATCACTTGATTGCCGGACACCGAAACTGGATGACATTTGCAGAAAAAGTATTAGATGCAAGAATGGAAGAAGATATAATCGGAGACTTTGGTACAGCATACAAAGATTTGTTCGTATACGGAGCTAAAGTTAAGGATATAATGAGACACCAAGCAACGGAATTATTCGCAACATTCTAAAATAGAGATTTTACTCAAGCCTAGGCGAGCTTAAAAGCTTCCCCAAAAGTTGGCTAAAGAGAACGCCGACAGCCTAAGCAAAATCCCAAATATATGGCAAAATTTCTAATTAAACAGGATCTATCAAAAAGAGACCAGGCAAAACTCGTGAGAATCGAGGCTATTGCCAGCGCGCAAAGAACAACCGGAGAAGCAAATTTTCTAACGGCTCTTGAGCCTTATAGGGTAAATAGAGTTTTAAGATGGGATACGCTGTTAATTCAAGGATCAACAAACGAGACGCATCTTTCAACTGATCTTATATTAGAAGCGGAAGGTAACACTTTGCCTACAGGAGATTCAGGATTTAAAACGGGCGCAACTTTTTATGATCTGGATAAAGCAGGCGGAAATGTTTATATTAATACGGGGACAAGTGATGCGGCTATCTGGACAAGCCCAACACCAGCAGTTGCCTCACCATCAACATCTCTCTCGCCATCAGCCAGCGCTAGTCCTTCTGTTTCACCTTCCGGATCGGCTAGTAAATCTGCATCAAAAAGCGCAAGCCCATCAGCTTCAGAATCGAAATCTTCAAGTCCAAGCCCGTCTACTTCATTTTCTGCTTCCGCCAGCGCCAGCGCTTCGAAGTCACTTTCGCCTAGTTCCAGCGCTAGCGCTTCGGAATCTAAATCCGCCTCAGCCAGCGAATCTAAATCCCAAAGTCCTTCAGCCTCAGAATCTTCCAGCGCCAGCGCATCTTTAAGTCCTTCAGGATCTCTTAGCCCGTCAACTTCAGGTAGTTTTAGTGCTTCTGCTTCCGCCAGCGCCAGCGCTTCGAAATCTGCCAGCTCAAGCGCTAGTGCTTCATCCAGCGCATCCGAATCGCCTAGCGCTTCACGAAGTGCCTCCGGGTCAGCTTCTGCTTCCAAAAGCCCATCCGGGTCAGCTTCGAAATCTGAATCTAAGTCTCTTAGTCCTTCAGGTAGCGCTTCGCCATCAGCCAGCGCATCAAGGTCAGCCAGCGCATCTTATAGTCCATCAGGTTCAGTTTCGCCATCAGCCAGTGCAAGTCCGTCAGCATCAATATCATTCCCATAAACTATGGCAAACTTTTATAAATCAGTATTTTCAGGAGAAATTCAAGGAGGCACAACAAAAGAACAGCTGTCGGATATTCCTTGTTCCAGAGTCAAACTTAGAGCCTTAGCAGGTAATTCCGGTAATGTTTATCTTGGCGGATCGGCAGTAACTATTCCGGATGGTGTAACTGATGCAACTAGCGGATTTGAACTTGATGCAGGTCAGGATACAGGCTGGCTTGATATAGAAAATCTTAATCTGTTGTATAGAATTTCAGATAATAACGGCGATGACCTCTCTTATATAGCGCTTCTTTAATAATTCCCCTTGACAAAAGATAAAATGCTTACATATTATATACATATATGAAGCGCATTAATTTTTTAATAGATGACACTATGCTTAGTCAATTAAAATCGATTCCCGGAACAATGACCGAACATATCCGCAGGGCAATCTATGAGTATTTACAAAAATTAAGCGCATTAAACGCGAGCGCTTCACAATCAAAGAAAGGAGGCGAAAAAAATGGATAACGTACCGCAAACATTAACGCCAATGCCAAAAATACAGGGTAAAGCCATGACAATGGACTTTTTGCAGGCAATGAAGAAGATTATA